TATCTATATAGTTTGTTGCCATTTTCTAACCTCTATCCAAAAAATAAAACTAATTGCCTAAAAAGTCAAATCTTCCGTGTTTCCTTGATACGAAGTACTGAACTTTGTTTGTATATCATAATAAACAGTCAGCTTTCTGTTCTCAAAAGTAACAGTAACATCATTCAAGGCAGTAACTCCTTCAGTGTTTAAAATTAACTGTTTTAAGGATATCAAAAGGAGTTCTTTTGTTCCGTATCCTAATAAGTTCCACCAGTCAATACCAGCGGACTCATCAAAAAAACAATCCCCGTAAAAAGACATTAACCTTGTATTGACATTTTGAGCAACCGCCCTATCGTCAATTTTGTAGTCCTGTTTACCTTTACCAAAAGTCCAGTCGTGATTTTCGTCTATTGCTCTTACTCTCATATTGTACCTCTTTATTTAAGATAATATAAAACAATCTAATTGTAAAGTATAAGTAAATATTAACTGTTCTTTGAAGAAGACCTGAGGTAAAAGCCAAAAAGTACCCAACCCGTTGAAAAACAGGTTTGTACTCTATGGCGTTCTGTTCCCCGAAGTGAGCCCTCGGCATTTAGCCACTCTGTTGTTTCTGATTAACCAATTAAAGCAAAACAGAGATTGCAATAATCAGCAAGGCACGCACCAGAAAACTTAGTCCCTACGTTCACACTTGCACCACCCGTTTATGTGTGAGTTTAAGCCCGAGTAAACCGTTCTTTCACCCGAAAAACCTCTGAGCCGAACCTCGATAAAAAATATGCTTGACTTATGGAAAAACTGTGTTATCATCATAATTGTTATCGAAGTGAGTCGTATTTTAATACGAATTTAAAAGAAGTCAAGGAGTTTTCTACTTTTTCCTTGGCTTTTTTTATTTTAAAGAGGAGCAGAAGTCGGACTACCCAAGTTTCCTGTGTGTGTATGGCTCTTACCACTTATTCCAGCACTTACAACATCAGTGTCAGAAGATATCTTTCCAGTAGCCGAAATTTGACCGTCAACGCTTATATTCCCTTTTATGGATAAAGTGTTTCCCGAGATAGTGAATTGTAGCTCACCGTTAGTTATTTCCACCGTATTTTCTGTTATTTTGATTTTTGAGTTTGTGTTCCTTAAAACAACTCCAGTAGAATCGTAGTCAAATACCTTAATGTTACTGAACGGGCGTAAACTTACGAATCCATCACTAAAATTGTGTAGCCGTTTAGAATTAGGGGCGTATGCCTCACCAGTAACGAACCAGTTATCAATATCCCTGTCATTAAAGTGGATTAAGCACTCACTCCCTACTATATTACCAAAGGTGAGTTGTGCCGTGTCTGTTCCTTGTATCAAAAGAGGTAATTGAGGTATTAACGCGTATTTATCCACACCCTGTTGACTTTCCTCTAATTCAAGAAGTTCAACATCACAAGTTAAATCTTCAGGGTGAAAGGCAACAATCCTTCCTACTCTGTGAGCGTTTAAGTCATATTTTACTGCCGTGGTTGCGACTTCCAGCGTGTACTGTAAGTCAGGGTCATTTTTAGGTAATTTCACTCTTAACCTCCTTAAAAGAACCGCTACCCAAGAACAAATCAAGTGTAGTTGTCATTGCTCCATTCTTTGAACCCGAGATAATCCCGTTGTGCTGTACACTCATTATCTTATAGGTTTGATTCAGATAAGGTAAAGTAGAACTGTTCAATAACGCTAATTGACACAATTCAGCACGTGGCTCAAATACCAAGTCAACACTTATCATAGTGTTACGTCTTCTAGGACTTCCCAACAATCCAGTATCACAAGATATCTCCAAAATACCTACATCAGCGAGTACGTCCGTTGTTTCATCAAGGAAGTGTATCTTCCCGTTGTCTATTACCATATTACCGTCAAAATAAACCTTCAGCTCATTAAGAGTTTTACCTGTAAAGTTTATTCCCCGTTTTGGTTTAGGATAAGCCAAATACGGAGATAAAGTCGCTGGTGTTAAATCAGGTAGTCCGCTACATAGCGTTTGTATCATAGTGGGGATATCCGTTTTATTGTCAAAAGCCTTAGACACTCTGCTTAGATAGAAGTCAAGTCCACCGTCGTAAGCGTCAATAACAGTTCTGTATTCTGTTGAACCGCTTTGCTTAAAGCTTTGGCATTCCTTCACTGAACCGTAAAATATCAACGTGTCAGCACTGCCGTATCCTGCATATACTTTGATTCTTATGTATTTTTCAATATCGTATTTATCTTTATAAAGCATTGTCATTTTATCAGGGTGTAAACCGTAAACACTTATAATCGCCGTGTTTACTCCCGAGCCAATACTTCTACCAATGGAGAACTCAGCAGTCAGTGGATAGCTAATTGACAAGGTGTCGGTTATCGTTATCCGCTGTTCCCTTGTGTCAGTCAGCCAGTTCATAGTGCCTATTTCAAAATCTATCGCATATACCCTATAAAACTTTTCCATAGATTTCTTTCTCCACTGTTTCAACTTCTTCTTCATTTAAGACAAATACCTTTACCCGTCCAGTAGAGAAGTCATCAACAAAATAAGGCTCTGCTCCGTCAGATACAACGCAACCTAACCCAAAAGGATAAATGTTTTGACTCTGCCTTAATAGATTCGGACAATTCGTTAATCTGTGGCAAGTACTCTTATAATCCCCGTATTCAACATCAAAGAACCACCCAATCTGCGACTCAATGTATTCAAATTTCAGTTTAAGACTCTTCCCGTTGTCTAATCTCACACTCAGTGATTGTTTCGGATAACTCGTTAAAATATTTATCTGCTTCATATCAAATCACCCTTCAAAGTGTTGAGTGTTGTTTCAACTCCTTTTGTTTCACCAATCTGCTTAAATCTTGAATTCATAGATTCAAGTCGCCCCTGTAAAGTCTTAGAGGTGAGTTCAGAGGTTACCACTTTTTGAATCTTCTTAAACGTTATCTCAAATTCCGTGGTATCCCGTGTATCACCGTGTTGAATAGCTCTCATTCTCTCAATCGCCATATCGGTGTAGAATCTATACGGCGTCTGAATCGTAAACGTCTGTCGTGAGTTAAACAAAGCCTCAAAGTATAAAAAAGCCTCACTTTGGTTGTCAGTAGGGATATTTATTTCCCGATAAGTCTTAAAGGCGTCTATACCTATATCCCAAGCTTTGGATACATCAGAGGCGCTTGATTTTAAGGTTTCAAAAGTGTTTTTGCTAAAATCACTCAACGTAGGTAAATACGAACTAATCGTTATCAGTTTCTGAGTGGCAGATTGTAATTTATCACTGAACTTCTGGAAAATACTCTTGCTTGTGGAAGGAGTGTAAACGTACTCACCAACTAAGCCCTTCAAGGTTACTTTGATAGGTTTACAGACGATATTATCCTGAACAGGCGTTCCACTTTCTGTTATGTAGTCAGTTATATCAGATTCAAGCAATACCTCTTCATCGTCCGAAATATCAAACTTAAACCCTGCTATACCAACCGCTCCAGTGAGTGACACAAAAGATTGACTGCCTTTGATTAAAGTATCAAAAGCACTTGCCGTGAATTTCTCATCACCCAGATAATCGCTAACACTTGATAAACTGCTTAATATACTCATTATGTCCTCGCGTATAATTCAGATATGTTTTGATAAATTGACCTGTTTTTATCTCTGTAAGTATCTTTTAAGGCGTCAACCTCGTTAGTGGAGTAGATATTGATTGTTGAGTTGTCAGATACTGTGAGATTCTTTCCAGCCTCAGGAGGAAGTGTGTCATTGTAGCTAAACCCTCCACCTTCGTAAGCCTCCGTGTTAGGGATTATTTCAACATCTTCTAAACCTTCGTTGTTGTACTGTGATTCAGGTGTTGTTATTTCAGGTTCTTCATTGTTATCATTTACTTCAAAGAATTTAAAATTCTGAAACTTGTTCTTCAAATCTTCCCAGAAGTCCTTATTCTTGTCTGATTCCTTAAATTCAATCCAGACAAATTCCTTGTTCAGTTTTTTGAGGGTGTTTTTCCAGCTACCGTCCTCTCTCCAAAATTGCGCCCACTTTGACAAGAATCTATCAAATTTATCAATAACACCGCCTAACGTGTCTGCTAGTGATACAAGAGTTGTGTTTTTGATTCCCTCTATTGTTTGTCCTAGGTGAACCCATTGTCTGTTTAGTCTTTCCAGCGAGTCAATATCTCTATCAGTTAGTTTCAAATTGTCATTGAGTGCAATATTAGACTGCTTGTATAGATAAATAGAATCCGCACTTATTCCCAAGTCTTTTGCGTATTTATATTGAACCTTTTGAGGCATACTAGATATCCGTTCAAGGAGTTCATAGTAAAGCTGTAGAGTGTTCATTCCTCTCGGGTCAATACGTGCCATATTTAAGAACTTTGACAACGTGTCATCTGCTTTATTCATACTCGTATCATAGATAATCTGATTGAGATTTTTCAGGTCGCCTATGATACTCTCAACAGGAACGCCAGCTTGCTCAGCCCGAAGTTTAAATTCTTGTAGGGATTTTGCACTGACTCCTAATTCTTGACTCGTTTTATCAATACCAGTAGCAAAATCAATCACACCGCCAAATAACCCGTCAATACCAGAACTGACAGATTCAACAAGGTCTTTTACATTGTTAAACTTAAAAGCAAATCCAGTCAGGGCATTTATAGCACCTCCAGACTTTACTCCTAATTCAACAAATAACTCACCTAACTTCATATTCTATCTCCTGTTTAGGGCGTATGTTTCAGCTATTAAATCATTTCTAAATCGCTCGTAATCTAGTATATTTAAAAACGTAACACAATCATAAGATTTTAGCAAGTCCACACTTCCATAACCTGCCTTGCTTAACATAGCACACCAATAATCAAGAGGTCTAGCCCTTATTTCAACTTCTGGATACTCCCTCTCCTCACAAGCTCGGTGATTACTTTTTATTTTGTAAGGAGATTTTGAAAAAAAGGCTTTATGTTTGCAACAGCAATCTGGAATAATACTTCGTAAAAATCCCCTCTCGCGTCTTCATTATCAAATGTTGAGAGGTTGATTTTATTCTTTCTTCCGTTAATCGTGATTAAACATTTTTCTCCACACTCAAGGATAATGTTCATTACAGATTCACTCGTGATAATATCACTTAGTCCTTTTATGCAGGCGTCCTGATTGTCAAAAAACAGTTTAGCAAAGTTTAGCTCAGTTTCTCTTGAAAGTTTTACATCAACTCCCCTCTGAGTAAACGCCTTAACAACTGCATTGAATAAACGGATTGATTTTAGAATTTCAGGCAACCCAACAGATAGAACGTTGCCACTTTTTAAAGTTATGTCTTGCATTTTGTTTTCCCCTTGTCAAAAAATCCCTTGTGTTATGCTTTCGGGGCAAAAGCCACAAGGGGGTACGAACTCTGCCCCGAATTGATTAAGCTAATGCTCTATCGCTATCACCGAATCTAAAAGTATATACGGAGATAACTTGCTCAGTGTCGCCCTCGGTGTTTTCCTTGGTTTCAACTACCTTTACAGGTAATCCGAATTTCAAAGAGGTTACTTCGTTAGCAACACCACCGTCAACAGAGATAATTTTCGTAAAGCTAGCAGTAGACGGAGTAAAATCAGACGAGCGAGTTTTCCAAGCTATGATTTTTGAGTTCAGGCGTTTGTCATCAGGACTGCCCTTGATTACTCTTAAACTTAACTCAGCCTCACGTCCCATTTCATTATGAGCACCGATAGTGTTTCCACCTTTACCTGTCTTCATTCCGTGCAATTCGTTAGGATAGGTGATAACAGCTACATCGCCTTCCCCGAAGTTTGTCAGAAGTTCCCCGTCAAACTCCAAAATGTCTTGTGCAGTATATGCTTGCATTTTCTTTCTCCTTATGCTTCAAAGCTTACAATTAAATCAGCGGAGTGAATAGCACCAGCCTCTTTACCAGCAATCTGAATAACAGGGGCTTTTCTTGCCGTTCTATCAGTCTGACTTTGTTCAGATACAGGAGCTGAATAAATGTAGAATCCGTAGTCGGAGATATTTCTTACAAAATCTTCAACATTTCCGAATTTATCATTCCCGTTCCAAGTGCCAGCCGCTAAAAATCCGTTAGTTACTGCCAACTCACATACCTTGCGTAAAGCACTCTTTACAACGTTCATACCAGCCTCGGTTTGCGGTATCTTAGTGGAAGTTCCAGCCAAGGTGTTAAAGTACGTTACTTTACACTTCAATCTGAACCACATTCTGTTCAAGAGTTCATCAAAGTATTGACCGTTACTGTTAGAGATAACCTTCGCTACGCCCTCAATGTCAGAATACAAGTCAACGCCTAATTTTTGAGCGTCATTAAAGATATTCTGTGAGATATTAGAGTCAACTTCAACTCCCGACAAATCCTTCAAGTTCATCGTGATACAAGAGTTTTGCGAGTCAAAGTTTACTGCAAAGCCACGAGAGATATAAGCACCAGCCACATCAACTGCTTTACTTTCTCCAGTATACAAAAGACATTTTGTCTTGTAGTTACCCTTTGAAGATATCTTTCCAAAGACTCCAGTTTCTTTAAGAGCGTCTGTCGTATTACTTGGTAATACAAATATAGTATCCAGGGCTTGACAAGTGTCAGAGGCGGATATAGCGTCTTCATCACTCAAATCTTGAGCAGAGATAACACCACCAAAATATACCTTCTGAGATAATCTTGTGATTCCGTCTGCTAGTTTTTCTTCCTCATTAAGAGGAGCAATCAATAATTGACCACCGCCAGCCAAGAGATTCGGACTTTGTGCAAATACCTTTTGAGCAACGGAGGCAACCGCTGATGAAGTACCCCAATCAGTTACTACATCAGAATATGATACATAAGCAACATACGAACTAGAAAGTTCTTTTACAGGTTTCTCAGTTGTAAACAACATAACGGTGTTTACATTGTAAAAACCAAGAGTTTTGCTAGGTGTCTGTTCGCTTACGTTAATAATGTTTACAATATCAACCATTTTCTTATTTCCTTTCCAAGTTATGATATAATAATATTAGGAATCTTGCAAATATCAAGATTCAAAACGACTTTCAACGTCATCAACAGTCATATAGTTGATTGTCTTCCGTTTTTCCTTCCAGCTAATCATATTGATAGCCACATCAAAACGACTCAATCTTGCGGTGTTCTCCAAGAAGGATACATCATTTATAGGACTTAATCTCGCTATATGGCAAGCGTATTTTTCTTGTTGCTGAATACTGTATAAAGAGGATATAGCATTTATTACCTCATAAGCAGTAGTTCTTGCGTCAGAGTTCTTAGATATTAAACTTACGATAATTGTCTGCTTAAAGTTTAGACTTTGTATTTCAATCATTGAGTCAGAGGTTTCTTTTTGCTCAACGTTAGAACCGAAGGGTGTTGTGTTGTTTACCGTCAAAACAATATACAGAGAGTCGTCTTTAGGTAACTCTCTACCGTCATTCGCTATAAACACTCTCTCTTGAGGTAGTTCAAGTTCCTCAGATAGAATATCAGCAAGGATTTTTACAGGCTCTTTCCACTCTCTCATTTAGACTCTCCGAAGGTTTCACAAAGCATATACTCAAGATACCCGTAACACCGATAGTCATTCTTGAATAATACTTTGTATCTTTTCCCTAGATATTCTATAACATCATTCGTTCTTAATATCAAGTTCGGAAGACAATGTATCTGTTGCCATACCCAGGTTTGAACGCCAGCTTGCTGAATCTCTAATGGCTCAGGTTTATACGGTTGTACCACACCTTCAGTGTCAACGTATTCAATCTGCTCAATCTGTTCAAAGTCAACAACAATTCTAGTGATTATCCCAACAGTAAGAGGCTGAAACCAGCTTGTAATCGTCTGACTCATATCAGGCAAGTTGTAAGTTCCGAGTTTTGTGTTTCTTCCGTTTTTAATCATTTTTCCTCCAATTTACTTGTGATTGAGTTCCGAAGTTGCCCAGTGTCAATCAAGGGCATAGAAGAACCTTTTAGCTTAATGGTATAAGGTGAGTTTTGTTTCCACTTGCCAAAGCCAGAAGTAGAGAAGGCGTCAGATATGATTTTCTCAGCACCAAAGCCAAGAGCAACGAACCATTTCTTCACGTTACCTTTACTGAGCATTTTATAGTAGTTGTCTTTGTTTTCCTTAATCCAAGAAGTCAATTTTTCTTCAAGAGGCATCTTTAAAAAAGAACGCTGAGGAATATTCGCAATCAATCCCAGCTCGTGTATCGCTCCGACTTCAGCGTTTGTCATAGGTGTCCTGTTGTGATTCTGAGAGGCTTTATCACCTAAAATACCTACCTTCGTATAATATTTTTGTTTCAAAGCACCTTTTACAAGTTTAAAACCAGAATCATCAAACTTAACGTTAGTCAATGGTTGTTCCCCCTTTTGCCAAATAGAAGAACCCAGTCAGCCGAGGGATAACAAAGCTTAAATACTTCATACCGTATCCGTTAGTCATATACATAGCATAAACTGGATTGTCTTGTACCCAGGCAGGGATTCCGTAACTCTCACTCACACTGCCTACGGATTTACTGGCAACGAATTGACCGTAAGCATTGCTACTTATACCCGTAGAGGAGTTTTTGATATCAATCACTAAATAATATGCCGTTAAATACAGCATAGCAAGGTTTCTGTCGCCTATGTAGTCATCGGTTTCATTGTCATCAAATAAATCTTTATTCAAAGACATATTCGCCTCAGCAATAGCCTTTTCAATATCCTCATCACAGAGGTAATTTTCAGTAGAGTCTTTTGTCAGCTCCCAACAGCCTAAATTTTCTGGATTGTGCGTGTTTCCGTCCATCATTGATTTATAGAAGTTAGGATAAACAAAAACCGTTTCACCCTCAAAATATGCCTTGTTTTCGTCCCATTCAGGCAAATAAGGGAAGTCCCTATAAAAATGTTTCTTAAATAACTCAACCGTAATCATAGGAATCTCCCCGTCTAATTATTCGTCATCAACCTTTTTAGCTCTTCTTTTCTTGAGCTTTTCATTTTCGGCTTTTAAACGCTCAATTTCAGCGTCTTTTGCTCCGTCATCAACAAGTGTTATTTCAGCAGACTTAAGCCAAATGTTCGCTATCTCATCAGGAAAACTTGCCTCGGCGTTACCTTCTAAAACGTAGGTTGTGTCGCCGTCAATGTGCATATACTTTCTTGCTGATAAATTTCTAATCTTCTTCATTTTATTTCCCCTTTGTTAAAAAAAGGGGGCAGGAGTTACCCACCCCCATTAAGTTATGCCTGACAATCTGCATACAGCATTTCAGCAGGACGCAACAACTGTACACCAGTGAACTGAGCTTCAGCAACAGATACGAAGTCAATACCGTTCATCGGATACAATGCGTGAGGTGTATATTGTTTCGGAATATACATTCTTACTGAATCAGCGTCGTGTCTGTAAAGTACATAACGAGCTTTACCGTCGCTAGCGGCTGTGTCATTGTATGTGCTGTGTACAATCTTAAAATCAGTAGCACCAGCAACCTTAAATGCGTCTTCAATTACCTGAAGTTTCGTCTTCAACGGATAATCAGGGTTAGACGGAGCACCTAAAGCTACAAAGTCAGAAGTCGGAATCATCATTCTATTGAGCATAGCTGTAGAATTATTGTTCTTCAGGTACGTAGCAATAGCAGTAGAGGCAAATGTTGCCAACTGAGTTGCGCTCATCTTTGCCAGAGAAGTCGGGAACAAAGAAGTGTCAACTGTTACTTCTGGTTGATTCAACAGACCGTAAACGCCTTTTTCTTCAGGCAAGCCCAAGAACGTAATCTTTTGCATACCCAAGTCATAAATTTTTTTACGAGATTTTTCGTTTTCTTCGATAATAGAGAACGCTTGAACGTTTACTTTACCCATTTCTACAACTTCGTGAGAAATCTCATAATCCATTCTCCAGAAGTTGTTTTTGATATTGATACCGTCAATCTGAATAGTTGACTTAGCGTTTACACCAAGTCCAGTAGACGGTTGTACTAAGCCAGCCTCAAATGGAGAACCAACATAAGCACTTGTGTACTGGAAAATGTTTGTGCTATAAGCACCACGCCCTACATCAAAAGGTACAAAGTCAGATAAAGACTGACCAAGTAACTCGTAGTATTTCGTTTCAATAACGCCAGCTACAATTTCAGTCTGAGTAGAGATAAGTTTCTCATACCCAATGGAATCAACAGCGGAGGCGTTGTTCAGTCTAGCTAATTTAAATTCACTCATTATAAACCTCCTATTAAGCTACTGCATATGGACTAGTTAAACGTACGGCAACCAAAGCTCCAGCACTTGCGGAAGATTCAGCAATACCTAATACTTTATCTCCACCAGACTTAACAGTTCCGTCAAGTTCAGCAGATACTTTAGCACCAGCGGTTACATCTTCTTTAGCCGTCAACCAAATTACTTCATCAGCAACCCAGCCTTTTACTTTATCGCCAGCGTCAAAAGAGTTGTTGCGCAAATCATAAGCAATTACGCAATATACTACATCAGCTGAGGCGTCTGTAATCGGTGTTACTACAGGTAAACCGTTTGAGGATTTACCAGCTAACTTGCACGCTGTAGTCGGACCACAAGGAGCGGCTAAATCAGTGTCAAGCTTAAAAGTTCTTGCAGGATACGGAGCATATACACCTTCGCCTGCTTTTGCAGAGATACTCTGCTGATTAAGATTCAATGCCATTTTTTATTCTCCTAAAACAATTTAGCACCCCGAGCCAGCCGAACTCTCTCGGATTCATAGCCAGAACGAAGTTCAGACGGAGCATAAGAATTGTGTAATCTTGTCAAAGAATCTTTAGAATTCTTGCAACGATTCTCTTTCTTTTCCTCATCTTCTTCATCGTCAGAGTTTTCTTTTTCGTCTTCATCTTCAGATTTTTCATCATCAGAATCGGCGTTTTCCTTTTCCTCGTCCTTTTCGGATTCGGTGTCTTTTTCTTCGGATTCGTTAGATTTTTGTTCTACGTCTTTTTCTTCCTTTTCGGATTCATCGGCGTTTTCCAATTTTTCTTCCTCTTCCTTTTTGCTTTCTTCAGTCATATCCTTTTCCTCTCTATCAGAATTATGGATTTTCATACTATTGAAAATATTTTTGAACATACTCGTCCTTTCCTCTTTGGAGTTGAACAAAGTTATCGTGGCTTTCTCATAGCGAGGATTCGGAACAAGTGCTAAATGAACAAATACTCCATTCACCAGCTCATCATCAAAATGAATATTATTCCTTTCTCCAGCCACACCTGTTGATTCGGTAACATCGTATGTACAAGATACCGACCAACCCTCACCAATCAATGATTGAGCTTTCTTATCCCAAATCACACCTTCACAGACATACCAGCCAGAAGTTTCATCGTATGATACGCCAGAAACAACACCAACTCTTAACTCATCGGCGTTTTCGTCTGTTACGTCTTGGTGCTTAATGATAACAGGACAACCAACCATTGTTTGATAAAATCTATCCAGAGCCTCTTTAGTAACATTCAGAACACCAGCCTTGTCATAGCTGACCAGACCTGCCTCAATGAACTTAGAACGGAACAAGCGACCCTTTCCGCTTATTTCTTCATTTCCTAGCTCTATATTGTTTGAATTAAAGATTATCATTCTTTCACCTCTTGTTAGACAATAGCCTATTATTACTCGTTTGTCAAATTAACTTTCCCAAAAGTCCTCATCAACAACAGGAATCGCTTGACAACGGCAGTTATATGCCTCCC